CAGAGTTCCTACTGGCCCGCATCGCTGAGGATGAGGCCGTGCTGGAACGTCGGGGCGCGTTCCCTCACTCCACCCACAGCATGGATGAGGTGGGCGCCTATAACCCGCGCTGCCCTGACTGCCTCGGACTGCCCGGCAAGGCCCGCGTCCTGGCTGAGTGCAAGGCCAAGCGGGCGCTGATAGCCATCCTGACGCCGGGGCAGGAGATCTGGGACGGCACACGCTGGGCCGGGCCGCTCGACATTATGGCCGCCGTCTACAAGGACCACCCGAACTATGACCCGGAGTGGGCGCGGTAATGACCTGGCCTCTTGTGCATTCCCACCCGGACCGCTGCCACTGGAAGAACTGCCCCCAAGGCTCGGCCCACCACCCTCACGACTGGATGAAGGAGGTAGACGACGACGAGCCGGATTGGTACGAGTACCTTACTGAGAACTCGGCGCGGGAGCGGGACTCGCTGTCTTGCGGTGTCTGTCACGAGCATTGGCCCTGCACGACCAAGCTGGAACATCTCGCCGCACGCGGGAAATCGACCGCATAACAGTGCACGACACGCCTAGGGAACAATGATTGCGAAAGTTCCCCAATTCCTGTAATGTAGGTATTGGACAAACTGCGATACGTGACTGAGACCCACGGACGCAGGCGAAGCCCCGCAGGCTCCCCCAGACCTGCGGGGCTTCTTTCATGCCCCAGCGCGGCGGCTGGGTAAGACCGCCGAAACGCTGGGCCGCGGCAAGGTGCACCACGCCGCGGTCTGGCACAACGCCCGACTTCCACCGGGCATCCTAACGAGTGAGTACCGCGCCGTCAGCGTGGTGCCGAGCGACGGATATGCAACATCCGCACCTCGGTCAAATGGCCCGAGCGGCAGCCCAACGCCGCGGTGCTCACTTCGCGGGTCTCTAGTCCAACGGCAGAGACGGCAGCTTCAAAACCTGCACAGTCCCGGTTCAAATCCGGGGAGACCCACGGGCCCGCCGCATGCAAAAACATGCGAGTTGGTACAGGGTGATGACCCAACCATCCGGGAGGCGCCCGTAATAGCGCTGTCTGGAAGATATGCGAATGGAAAGCGCTCCGGTTTGAACCCGGCTGCCCGCAAGGGTTGGGAGTTCGAGCCTCCTGTCTTCCGCTGAGTGAACGTATCGCCGACCAACAATAGGAAACGCGGCTTCACAAGTAGCTCACCCCTCACAAACCCACAAGGAGCCCACCATGGCAAAGACATTCATTGGCAAGGACGTTCACGACTGGAAAGTCATCACCCATGCCGGGAAAGAACTCATCGTGGACAGCAAAGGCAAACCCGCCCGGTTCGACGGGTATAAGGATGCCAACGGAGCCGCCCGCAAGCTCGGTGGCGTAGCGGTCCGCGTCTGACCATGGACGCCTGCCCAGCGTGTACCCATTCCATGCGTGACGCGAAACTCCACTGCATCAGCCCCACCTGCGTCTGGCTCCGCTGCGGCAAATGCGGATGCAGGGTCGACAACGACACGGGCACCTACTACGGCCCAACCATCTGGGGCAACCCGGACGGGTACATCAAAGCAGACTGAGGCGGTGAGAGCGTGTGCCAGCCGCCAAGTACACCAAGGCACAACGCGACGAAGCCCTGGCGCTCTACGAAACATCAGGGCCAACCGCAGTAGCCGACAAGCTCGGCATCCCCAAAGGCACTGTCACCGGATGGGCCAAGGAATCAGGCGTCCGAACGGTTCGGAACTCGCGCACACGTGAGGCGACTGAGGCCGCGTCCGTGGATGCGCAGGCGGCGATGGCTGAGCTCCGGCTGCAGGTCCTCGCCATTGCCAAGCATGAGGCCGCGGAGATCCGGGACACGCAGACGGGTGCCAAGCGTTGGCGGACGGTCCTGAAGGGTGCGGGCGGTTCGGAGCATGAGGTGGATCTGGATTTCATCCCGCCGAACGATAAGCGCGCCAACTCCAACAGCCTCGCCTCCCATGCGGGGACGATCACGAAGCTTGCACCCGCTGAGGCGACCCATGATGACGCGGCGGCCGTTGATAAGTGGTTGGAGCACATGACGGCAGGGGGCTCCGGTGGACATGCAACCGTTCACGGGCAAGTCGCTCCTGGCGCTGAATAACCCGTCAACGTCCATTCAGGCGTATGAGGGTGCTGTCCGGTCGGGGAAGACCATCACGTCCTTGATTGACTGGGTGCGGTTCATCCGTCAGGCACCGGCCGGGAACCTGTTGATGACGGGCCGCACGGAACGCACCATCGTGAATAACCTTCTGCTCCCGTTGCAGGAGATGTTCGGACCGTCCCGGGTGAAGATCACCATCAGCGGCGGCACGGTGACGATCATGGGCCGGAAGGTCCTGATCATCGGGGCGAACAACGAGGCGGCCCGAACCAAAATTCAGGGACTCACCCTTGCCGGCGCGTACGTTGACGAGGCTTCCACCCTGCCCGAGTCGTACTTCAAGATGCTATACACCCGCCTGTCCGTGGAGGGCGCGAAGCTGTGGCTGACCGCCAACCCCGAAGGGCCCTCACACTGGCTCAAAACGGACTGGCTGGACAAGGCCAAACTGTGGATTGATGCGCAGGGCAAGTTCCACCGCAACGACGCGGATAATGCCCTGGACCTGCACCGCTACACGTTCCTGATCGATGACAACAAGTCACTGCCGGCCGATTATGTGGACCGGCAGAAACGCTCCTACAAGGGCCTGTTCTACCGCCGCTACATCCTTGCCGAGTGGGTTGCCGGCGACGGCGCCGTGTATGACATGTGGAACCCTGACCGGCATGTCATCCCGTGGGAGAAGCTGCCCCCGATGGTCCGCATCATCAGCGTGGGTATCGACTACGGCACCCAGCACCCGACCGTCGCCGTGGCCCTCGGGCTCGGCTACGACCGGAAACTGTACCTGCTCGATGAACTCCGCCTCGAACCGCCGAACGACGCCGAACGGTTCAACGACGCCAAACAGTCCGCGCTGATCAAAGCATGGATAGCTGAAGACCACACCCCGGAGAAGCAGGGCCTGAAACCGGACTGGATCATCGCCGACCAGGCCGGCCTGTCACTCCGCACCCAGTTGAAGGATGACGGGGTGACCACGCAGTCGGCGAACAAGGCCGTGCTGTATGGGATCTCCACCCTGTCATGGCTGCTGGGTGAGGGGCAGTTGTTCGTCTCTGACCGGTGCCCGGGTGTGATCAAGGAAATGACGGGCTACTCGTGGGACCCGACCGCCGCGGCGAAGGGCGAGGACAAGCCGCTGAAGACCGCCGATGACGGGCTTGATGCCATGCGTTACGCGGTAGTGACCACTGAGGCTATATGGCAGTCCGAACTTATTTCGTCCCGGGCCCGATTCTGACCAACCACCACTGAGAGGGCGTGCCCGATGGCTTTGCCACAGACCACCCAAGCATGGCCGCCAGTACAACTGGTGAAGACCCTGCCGCAAATGGGTGTGTGGTCAGCCTGGTACGCCGGCGACTCCGACCAACTCAGTAGCGTCTACGGTGGCGCGACGGGGGCTGACCCGACCGCGACGGGCTTCTTCGCCAGTGACCACGGCGGCTTCCGCGCCACCGTCGGCCGGGCCCTGACCCGCTGGTTCTGGGGTGAGCAGTCCCGCGGCCCCGACCGGCGCGTCAAGCTTCACGTCCCGATCGCCGCTGAACTCTGCCAAGCCTCCGCAGACCTGCTCTTCGCCGACCAGATCACCCTCAAGGTTGAGGACGACACCACGCAGGCCCGGCTTGACACCCTGTGCGATGACGGGCTGCACTCCGAGCTCGCCGAAGCCGCCGAGGTTGGTGCCGCACTCGGTGGCGTCTACCTCCGGGTCACATGGGACGACACCGTGTCCCCTGACAAGCCGTTCCTCACCCACGTGGATGCAGACCAGGCGATCCCGGAATTCACGTGGGGACGCCTCACTGCCGTGACGTTCTGGCAGGTTGTGGCCCGTGACGGGAAGCACGTCTACCGGCATCTCGAACGCCACGAAACACTGGACGATGGGACGGGGGTCATCCTTCACGGCCTGTACGACGGCGAGGAGGACAAGCTCGGCCACCCGATCCCGCTGACCGAGCAGCCCGCCACGGCCGGCCTCGCCCAGTATGTGGACGCGTTCGGGATCATCAGCTCCGAATCTGACGGGCTGTGCATCGAGTACGTCCCGAACCAGACCCCAAACCGGAAATGGCGGACCGACCAGCACGGCCGCAACCTCGGCCGCAGTGACCTTGACGGCGTCGAGCAGCTCATGGACGCCCTCGATGAGGTCTACACGTCGTGGATGCGTGACATCCGGCTCGGCAAGTCCCGGCTGATGATCGCCAAGTCCCTCCTGGACAACGTCGGGACCGGCAACGGGGCGGCGTTCAACGTGGAGCAGGAAGCCTACGCCTCCATGAACCTGTTGGCCGGGGCCGATTCGAAGCTGGCGGACCAGATCGAAATGGTCCAGTTCAACATCCGCGTCCAGGAACACAAGGAGACCTCGGCTGAGCTGGTGCAGGACATCCTCCGTCTTGCCGGGTATTCGTCCGAGACGTTCGGGATCTACGACGGCGGCGGCCCCGTGAAAACCGCCACCGAGATCGAGTCCAAGCAGCAACGCTCCCTGCTGACCCGTGACCGGAAGATCCGACTCTGGCGCCCCGCTATCGCCCGGATCATCGAGAAACTGTTGGCCGTCGATAACGCACTCTTCGGCACCCCGTTGACGGTGCAGCAGCCGGACGTGTGGTTCCCGGACGGGGTGCAGGACTCGCCCCTGGCCATCGCCCAGACCGTGCAGGCTTTGCGCGCCGCTGAGGCCGTCTCGGATCAGGTCGCAGTCGGCATGGTCCACACGGACTGGGACGAAGACGAAGTGTTGGAGGAGGTTGCCCGGATCGTTGCGGAACGCAAAGCAGCCCAGCCGCCCGCACTGCCGGACCCGATGTTCATGCATCCGACTGATGGGAGCCTGACCGATGGCGGAGCAAACCCAGGAGTCCCTGCCGTCAACGGTTGACACCATGGCCGCCGCGGTCCTGATCGTCTACGGGGCGGCGGAACAGCGCCTCATCACCGGCTCCGCGGTGCTGGTGCGGGCGGCGATCCTGAATCCGGCCCTGGCCCCATCACTGCGGGGCGGGTTGGACAGGCTGGCCCTCGAAACCTCGCACGAGGTCATGGCCAAGGTCCACACCCTGGCCAGTGAGGTGGCGGCAACAGCGGCACGGAACGGCGACGCCACCGCCGCCCGGGAAATCAAGGGGCTGGAGCAGTCCGTGAAGGACTTCACCGCGTCGCCGGTCTCGAAGATCCTCCCCCACGACGTGACAGCGTCCGCTGCGATTGCGGAGGACCTGACCGGCCGTCTCGCCGCAGCCGCACAACGCATCACCCGGTACTCAGATGATGCCTACCGTGCTGCGGTGGCCAGCGGCGCCCTGGTGCAGATCAACCCGGCCCGCGACATCGTCAGGAACAGCTTCAGCGCGGCAACCCCGCAGGAAGCGCAGGCGCAGGCATGGCGGGAACTGTCCGCCAAGGGCGTCACCGGGTTCACCGACAAAGCAGGGCGTGAGTGGAACCTCGCCACCTATGTGGAGATGGCCACAAGGACAGCCACCCAACGGGCTTACAACGCCTCGCACCGGGAGCGGCTGACGCTCGCCGGGATCACGCTGTTCACGCCGTCGACCACCGGCAGACCTTGCCCCTTGTGCGCACCATGGGAAGGGAAGGTCCTTTCGGACAGTGGCGCCGGGACGGTCGAGGTCGACGGCCACACGGTGGAGGTTGCCGGGACCATCGAGGACGCCTACGCGGCAGGTTTCGGGCACCCGAATTGTCGCCACACGATCCTTGCCTTCCTGCCCGGGTTCACGGTCCTGAAACCCAACCAGTGGACCCCGGACGACGAAGCCAAGTACCGGGACACGCAGAAGCTCCGCGCCCTCGAACGGACCGTGAGGCAGGCCCGGCAGGTCCAGGCTGCCGCACTCACCCCGGCCGACCGGGCCGCCGCAGGCCGGGACGTCAGGGCAGCGCAGGCCAACGTCCGCGCCTTCACCGACCAGACCGGGCTGAACCGCCGCACCAGGCGCGAACAACTGAACCTCGGCAACAAATAACCCTCACAACACAGGAGCGCGCCATGGCAAAGCTTGCGATCGTGATTGGCATCGCCGTGGTCGTAGCCGCCTACCACCTGTTCGCGGGTGAATGG